GCCCTCTCAACACACAGGGCAAATTTTGAAAATTAGCTATCGGGCTAAAAAATAAATAATTATGGAAAAAAGTATCAACCCCGGCCCGGGCCGCCCCAAAGGCGCACAGAACAAGATGAGCCGGGACTTGCGCGAGACAATTAAAAAGTTCCTGGAAGGCACCTTCCCGGACGTTGCCCAATCATTTGATAGACTTGAGGACAAAGACAAGATAAACCTATGGATACGCCTGGCCGACTACGTGATACCCAAGCCGCAAAAGCAAGACCTGAACACGGGCGAACAAGCCGCCGACCCGCTCGCCAACCTGATGCGCCCCAGGTGAAGCCCTGGGACGAATACCCCGCCGCCCTGCTATCCGGCGCACAGCCCTCCGGGCACTTAGCACGCCGCGCGGTGGAACGGCAGGCAGCCTGGCACGACTTAGAGGATAGGTACTTCGATGAAATAGAGGTTGAGCGCGTGTTCAGCCTCTTTTCCCTTTTACGCCACACCTCCGGCGACTACGGCGGAAAGCCCTTTGCCCTGCTGCCGTGGCAGGCGTGGATAATCGCGCAGATATTTGGCTGGAGATACACGGCCACCAGGAAGCGGGTGATCCGGAAGGCGTATATCGAAGTCGCAAAAAAAAACGGGAAAACGGAACTCGCCGCAGCCATTGGCCTAATTATGACTTTCTTTGACGGTGAATACGGTGCGGAGGTTTACACCGCCGCCAACAAGCTGGAGCAGGCAAAGATATGCTGGGGCAGCGCGGCGGCGATGGTGCGCTTTCTGAAGCTGGACAGTCCTTTTTTTGATAAGATGGTGGAACTTCATGACAGTTTCAACAATAGCAAGATATTTTCGCGGGAATACAATTCTAAATTCATCCCGATTGCCTCCGATTCAAAGACGCTGGACGGTCTCCGCCCAAATTGCGCAATAATAGATGAATTTCACGAAAGCACGGACGACAGCGTCCTACGCAACCTGGAATCCGGCATGGTCAACCGGGCACAACCCTTGCTATTCATTATTACTACCGCCGGGTTCAACATCAACGGCGCGTGCTATCAATACCGCAAGGTTGTAACGGACATCGTCGAAGGCAAAGCCCAGGACGATAGCACCCTGGGCGTGATCTTCACCCTGGACGACAGCGACGACTGGCAAGACCCCGCTGCCCGCATCAAGGCTAACCCGTCCCTAGGCACCACGCCGACGCACGAGGCCATGGACATTGCCATGCAGCGCGCGCTGAACGAGGGACAAAGCAGCGAGGTAAATTTCAAGACGAAGAACTTAAATATTTGGGTGAGGCAGTCAAAAACGTGGATTCCTGACCATGTTTGGATGGAGTGCGCTAAATACATCGAAATCGGTGCATTTAAAGGCCGGCGTGCCTTCGCCGCCTTTGACCTTAGCTCAAACCGCGACCTTACCGCCTTTGGCCTCCTGTTCCCCCCGGACGACGACAAGGGCGACTTTGTTTTCCTTTGCCGCTATTGGATACCTGAAGACAACGTAGAAGCAAGGGTCAGGAAAGACCGCGTGCCCTACATGGACTGGCACCGCGCCGGAATTCTGCAGTACACGGAGGGCAACATCACCGATCAGCGCCGCATTGGCGAGGCGGTCAGCGAGGCGGCGACGTTGTACGACCTGGAAAGCATCTATTACGACCGCTGGCAGGCAACAAAACTGGCTACGGAACTGGCTGACCAGGGCGCGCGGGTTGTGCCCTTTGCGCAAACCGTTACTAACTTTAACGAGCCTATCCGCATGATAGAAGAACTAATAAGTACAAAGCGCTTTGCACACAACGGCGACGAAGTTCTCCGGTGGATGGCCGGCAACGTGGCCATGAAGTACTGGAACGGGCTTTGTAAGTTTGATAAGGATAAGAGCCGGGAAAAGATAGACGGGCTTGTCGTAATGGCTATGTGCTTTGCGGGCTACCTTTCCTGGCTTGCTAAGAACGGCGAGAGCGTGTACGCTGATAGGGACTTGTTTATGTTGTGAAATTAGCCTATTTTTGTACCTATGATGCCGACTGCAATAACTGTACCTATTGATGTTATTAACACTCTTAACCCGGAAGGGTACGAAGAGCGCTTTTGGCAACTTGTCCAGGCCTCCGCGATGAATCACCGCCAAGCATGGGAGACTATTGAGACAGAGCGGGCGTTTTACGGCATTCCTGAACGATACACCAGCTACGAATCCTTCAGGGCTGCCAGGTGCGCGTCGCGCGGGGAAAAGAACGACGGTAATTAGGTTCTAATAGTTTAAGGTTTAATGGATTGGGAAGCCGGGCAATTTGTCCGGCTTTTTTGTTTTTGTGTTAACCTTTTTAACGCTTTTTGTATTAAAATACCCTGAATTTTGTACCCAAAGTGTGCAAATGGGGTTTTTTGACGGTTTATCGCGGGCTTTTGGATTTCAAACGGCAAAGGCGGTAGAAACGCCTGAAAAACGTATGCTGCAAGGCAACGCCGTTGACGAGCTACTGCTTTCCCGCATTTTCCAATATCCGAACAACACAAAGCAGCCTATTAGCGCCGATAGCGTCCTTTCCCTTTCAACAGTATGGCGCGCGGTCAATATCATCAGCGATTCCATTGCCTCGCTGCCCGTCAACGTCATGGAAATGCGCGCGGACGGGTCCAGGTCAATCGCCATGCGGCACCCGGTGCAGCGGCAAATGGCGTTTCAGCCTTCTATCAATTACACCAAGTACAATTTCTTTCAGACGATTGTCAGCCATGCCTTACTTTTCGGAAATGGCTACGTTGAAATTAACCGGGAGCGCGTTACGGGCTATCCGAAAAACTACACCATCCTGGCACCTGACCGCGTGGTGGTCAAGGAGCGCAACGGCGTAATTTATTACGAGTACACGGAAAAGATGCCGGATGCAACGAACGGTATGCAGGCAAGCGTCCGGGAAATCCGCGCGGGCAACATGGTACACATCAACGGGCTATCCTGGAACGGGGTTACCGGGCTTCAGGTTATGCGGATGCTCGCCGATAACTTTGGCCTCGCCCTGGCGAATCAGCAATACCTGAACAAGTTTTTTAGCGAAGGCGCAACGATCTCCGGCGTCCTGCGCCACCCTGGTCGCCTGACTGCCGACGCGATCAAGCGCCTGCGGGATTCCTGGACGGGCACTTATGGCGGCAGCACGAATAGCGGCAAGGTGGCTATCGTAGAAGAGGGCATGGAATACCAGGCCATTGGCCTTAGCCCGCAACAGGCCGGGGCAGCGGATACGAAAAAACTAACGATCAGCGATATTGCCCGAATTTTCGGCGTGCCTCAATTTCTTTTAGAAGACCTGGATCGGGCAACCTTTTCTAATATTGAACACCTCTCGCTACTTTTCCGGCAGCACACTATCCGGCCATGGTGCAAGCGCATAGAAGCCGAATTGAACACTAAGTTATTCCCGGTAGATGAGCAGGTGGGCTATCAAGTCGTTTTCGATATTGATGACCTGGCAATGAGCGACCTGGATAGCCGCTCTAAGTGGGTAGAAAGTATGATGAAATGGGGTATCCTTAACCGGGACGAAGTGCGCAAAAAGGAAGGCTACAACCCGATAGCGGACGGCACCGGGCAGGATTACTATATTCCCATGAACATGACCAACCCCGCCGCGCCAAGCGTTGACCCTGAAAACCCAAACAGCACAAATGAAGCGGACGAAAGAATGAAGTTTTTTGATTCTATCAAGTCTAAAATGGATGCTTACGGAACCGCTGTCAGGGCAGGCGCAATCACACCGCAAATTGAAGACGAAATATCCATGAGGGAAGAAGCGGGGCTGCCGCCAATTTCCGACGATGTAGAAAGGGCATGGCGCGAGGATGAAGGATATAGACGACCAATTACACTTAAACTTAAACAAGAGGTTGCAAAAATTGAAGAGAGTTTAGACGAAAACCCAACACCTGAATCAGATGCCGTACAATGATTACCCGGAGGGGGCCACTAACAACGCCCGCCGCGCGCGTGCGCACCGCGAAGAACACGACAGCCAATGCGGCACGCCCGTGGGATGGGAAACCGCGCGAATCCTGGCAGCGCGCGAAACGATAAGCCACGACAGAACCGTAAGGGCTTATAGTTTCCTTAGCCGGGCAAAAGTGTACGATCAGGGCAAATATTTTGAAAATGACGGCAGCGAAATATGTGGAAGTGTAATGTATGACGCCTGGGGCGGTGATGCGATGCTATCCTGGGCGAGGCAAAAAGTAGAAGAAATGGAAAACAAAAAAGAGGCGCGGACGTATCACGCCGCAATGACTGAAGAAGAAGGCAAGGCGGTAGGATACGCCGCTTTATTCAATTCTTCGACGGTTATAATGGATTATTTCGAAGAGGAAATAATGCCCGGTGCCTTCGACGGCGCGGATATGAGCGACGTGCGAGCGCTTTTCAACCATGATCAAAACATGCTTTTAGCACGCACTGCCTCCGGCACGCTTCGCCTAAGCATTGACCAAAAAGGTCTCCGGTACGAATTCGATATACCGGACACGACCGCCGGGCGCGATCTTCGAGAGCTGCTTCGCCGGGGCGATATTACCCAGTCATCTTTTGGATTCACGATTGACCAGGAAGACTGGGAGGAAAGGGCGGGCATGAAGCCGAAGCGCAAAATTATGAAGGTTAAGCGCCTCTTTGACGTCTCGCCGGTAACCTTTCCGGCTTACACGGACACCACGGTGGCGCTCCGCTCTATGGAGGCATGGAAGAACGACAACAATAAACAAAATCAAGATACACCTCTACGCGACGCGGCAGAGGCATTATTAATCTAAAAATTTCTAACATGAGAACCGTTTCTGACTTGCGCGGCGAATACATGAACATCCGCTCGCAAATGCAAGACCTGGTGAATCGTGCAAAAGCTGAAGGCCGCGACCTTAACGCAGAGGAAAACGCGACTTTCCTTCGTATGCACACCGACCAGGAAAACCTGACCAAGGCAATCGAAGCCCGCTCCGTAATTTCCGGCATGGATTCCGGCAATAGCGGCATTCTTTCCGTCGAGGAGCCAACGCCAATGCTAAGCTACCGCCAGGCGTTCGAACACTACGTTCGCCGCGGTGATAAGCACATTGACCCGACGACCTACGCGGTACTGACCGGCGGCGAAAAGCGGGGCACCAGCACCATCACCACGGAGACCACGGGAATCATTTACGGCGGCTACGTCGTGCCCACCGAGCTTTCCCCGGAGTTCATTCAGACACTGAAAGCCTACGGCGGTATGTACCAGGCCTCCCGTATCGTGCGCACGGCAGGCGGCGGACTGTGGAACCAGCCCTACGTTGACGATACTTCGACCGCGGCACTCCTTACGGCGGAGGCAAGCGCAACGACCACGCAGGACTTTTCCATCAGCCGCATCCAGCTCAACAGCTATACGTATCGTTCGAAAATCGTCGTTTCCCGCGAATGGCTACAGGATGAGGCGGTAAACGCAGTATCTGAACTCAACGTGATGCTGGCAACCCGCCTTGGCCGCGCTATCAACACGCACTTCACCACGGGCGACGGTTCATCTAAGCCAACGGGAATCCTGGCAGCCACGGGCGGCGCACCGACTGGCAAAACCACGGCGAGCGCCACGGCGATCACGGCCACGGAAATCCTGGACTTGATTCACAGCGTTGACCCTGCCTACCGCACTGGGCCGAACGTTGCCCTGATGATGAACGATAGCACCCTGGCCGCTATCAAGAAGCTGACCCTGGGCAGCTCGGATTCTACACCGCTCTGGGTGCCTTCCATGCGCGAGGGCGAGCCCGCAACCATCTGGGGTTATCCCTACGTCATCAATCAAAGCATGGAAAGCATTGCGACCGGGAAAAAGACAATCGCCTTTGGCGACTGGTCTTACTACGTCATCCGCGAAGTGCTTAACCCGGTATTCGTGCGCACCGATGAATTGTTCCTCGACAATTTCTCCGTCGGTTTCTACGGATTCAGTCGCTACGACGGCAAACTGATTCCGGTCGGCGCAATCAAACTACTCGTACAAGCCTGATGAAGATTAGGCTTAGGCAAAGTCTGGCAGGGGTGAATTTCAGCATCCCTGCCGGACAAATTATAGACGTTGAATACGACGAAGGTATGCGGATGATCGCGGCGGGAATTGCCACCGCAGCAGGATATGAAACGGCAGAAGAAAAAGCCAAAATAGAAAATCGTGGCGTACAAGGTAACAACACTCCCGGCGACAGAGATACTAAGCAGAAGCGAGGTAAAAAACTATCTTAAGGTTGACGTTACAACTGACGACACCCTAATAGATACGCTTATCGCTGCTGCGAGGCAATGGGTAGAAAACCATTGCGCCCTGGGCCTACTGCCACAAACTATCCTGGAGACCTTCGACGAACTACCCGCGCCCGGCGTCCTTCGCCTCGGCGTTAGCCCGGTGCGCGACGTGAGCGCCATCACCTACCTGGACACGGCAGGCGCGCAACAGACGCTTTCAACAGCTATTTACAAGGCGGACACCGTAAGCCTACCCGCGCGTATCATACGCCGCTCCGGGCAAACATGGCCGGTCGTCAACGAAGAGCAAGCCGCAGCCAGTGCGATATACACTGTAGGCTACGACAATGCCTCGGCGGTGCCCGCGCCCATCCGGCAGGCGATGCTGCTCACGATTGCCGATATGTACGACAATCGAACGGATTACATTAAGAAACTGCCAACGGCTGCGGAGTATATGCTCCAGGCCGCAGGGTATAGAATCTGGAATTTTGGATAGCCCCACAAAATACAGGAAAAACGAACGCGTTGGGCGACTTGATGAGCGCGTAACGCTGCAGGGCGTAAGCGAAAGCACGAACACATACGGCGAGCGCGTGGAGACGTGGATAACGTTAGCTGAAGTGTGGGCACGGCTTGACTACAATATCTCAAAGAGCCGCGAAGTTGAGGAAGGCGGGCAGGAAAGCGCACAACAATACATCAATTTTACGGTCAGGAGGCGCACGGACGTAAACGAAATAACGCGCGTGCTGCATTCGGGCAGAATCTACGATATTGAAGCAATCGCGCAAAGTAACGATGGGCAATACACCGTGATCAAAACGAAATTGGTTAAGCCATGATTGGAAAGGCCTTATACGGAAAACTTAGCGCAACGGCTGCCGTAACGGCGCTCGTTAGCACGCGTATTTTCCCGGACATGGCAACGCAGGATGCAACGTATCCTTTCATTGTATACACCAACGACGCAACGCAACCCACCGACGTAAAGGATAGCTCCTCGCCGCTCGACGTCGTTACGATGAGCGTAATGATATATAGCAACAGCTACTCCCAGGCGCAGGACATTGCCGCAGCGGTGCGCACGGCGCTGGACAGAATGACGGGCACAATCCAAGGAGTTAACGTGCAAAGCTGCCGATTTGAAGGGCAAAATAGCGCGCAAATGGAATTCGATAAGCACGTATTCGTAATCGAGCAATCATACGTATTCAGACACGTTAGATGATACTTCAAATACTGAAGCCTTACTGGAAGTGGAAGCCCGGCGACACGCCGGACGTGAACGAGGAGGTTGCAGAGCCGCTAATACATCAGGGCATAGCACGAGTGCATGAAGATCAGAGACGCCGCGATTACACGCCGAAGCCGCAGCCCGAAAGCCCGGCAGAGCCGCAAAAAATAGAAGTCAATAACTACTATCTGCCTCCGGAATATTACGAGGCAGACGAAATACAACAAGAAAAAACATTTTTTCAACGCTTAAAGGATAAGATATGGCAACCGTAGTAAACGGCACTAATTTCAGAATCTACGCGTCTGGCATTGCCATTGGAGAGGCAACGAATTGCACGATGAGCCTTTCTACGGAGACGCG